AGAGTATTTGTATCAACCCATGGAACATTTACATACATCTGTCCACTTGAAAGCTCTACTGGGTAGTTTCTGCCATTCTCAGTATAACCAATTTTTACAAGGCCAAGAGTGCTAGAGGTTGCTTGAGAATACTCTGTATTTACCCAAGGCACATTTACAAAAGCTTTATTTGAGCTTAGTTCTACTGGATAGTTTCTACCATTCTCAGTATATCCTATTCGTATACCACCTAAAGCAGAGGCAGTAGCAACAGGAAGAGTATAATTATTAGCATTGTCTGCTATTCCAATTAATTTACTTCTAAGTGAAGTTGTAAAGTTTTCATCTGTTTGAGAGTCAACGGAAAAATCTATAGTTCCATCACCATCTTGATACGTAACAGTAATTCCTGATTCAGTATTTCCTGAGACCATACCACCAACAATATCTTGTATAGATTCTGTTGGAAATGTAGAAGATATTGTACCATTTGCCGCAATCGTAATGTTAGTTCCAGCATTTAAAGCAGCTACTACATTTGTAGTATCTGTTACATCTGCCAATGCTTCAATTCCTGCTAATTTATTTGTTATATCACTATCAAGTGCAATAGTTGCTTCTGTACCAGAAGAACTAATTGCAAAATCTGATGCAGTAAAATTTAAAGACTCTGCATCTGCAATAGATTGTGTACCGCCTTCTTTTACGACAAGATTTGCACCTGCTTGGTTGATAGAGTTAGCATCAATAGTAACTCCTGAAAGTATAAGATTAGTTCCATCAAACAAAACATGCTTGCTCGCATTACCAAATACCATCTTACCGTTTGTAAGATCCATGAAAGCACCAGTTTCTGAACCTCCTGGAGCTGCATTTGCATCTGGAATACTACCGCCCTTCATAGTACCTGCGGTAACATCTCCAAGATCAGCAGAAAGAGCAGAAAGATTTGCTGTTTGAATATCAGATGCAGTAACTTTTGTAGCATCAATAAGTGTAGAAACAATACTTGTTGATACTATTTGATTTGAAGTAATACTATTTGCAGACAATTGCTCAGTATCAATACTATTTGCCGCTATCTGATTTGCAGTAATACTATTTGCACCTAGTTGCTGAGTTGTAATAGTATTTGCAGCTATTTGATTCGCAGTAATACTATTTGCAGCTAATTGTTCAGTTGTAATGCTATTAGCTGCTATTTTATCAGCAGTAATTGAGTTTGCTGCAATTTTATCTACACTAATTCCACCGTCTTTTACTGCAATTGTTCCGTCATCAAGCGTTTCAGTAGTGCCCTCTGTATCATCTGACGCAGTTCTCAGTGTAATAAAATTATTTGTTGAGATTGTACTACCAGTCTTTGTGATTTCTGCAAAGATAGAATCATTTGCATAGTCTGGTCGAAAAGCGGAGCGATAAGCAGTAATGCCTGACTTTGCAGTATTAAAGGTACGATCAATTAGTAGTTTTGTATCTGAAATAATAGAGATTACAGTCGCACCGTCTCCTCCAGAAGGACTCGTAGAGTTTGATAAGTTAAGTACGTCTCGAAGCTGAACATTATTATTAAAGTTACTTCCTGTAACTTCATTCGAGTTTGCAGCAATTGTTACAGATCCAATAGAAGTCCATGCAGTTGAAATGGCCGCATTTCCCGTGCCTACGTCTCTGTAAAACTGTAAATCAGCAAGTGCTGTTGAGTCATACTCGAGCAGTTTCAAAGAAGGTGTAGCAACATCTAAATAAAGATAATACTCTCTTCCTGTAGAAACAGTTGAAATATTTTTTGTGCCTGTGATTGTATAAGTAACAAATGGATTTGCTATTGAAGCAACACTTGTATTTGTTGCTTGAAACTTAAAATTGTTAGAGTCAATAACACCTTGAGCAGTTGAAATTATTCCTTTTGGAATACCTCCTGCCATTCGAGGAACATTTTCACCATATGGATCGTATACTCCATAGTCTATTGCAGTATAGGAAGAAAGATTACCTAAACGAGAAACAGCTCGTACTTTGAATGTAACACTCCCGTTTGGTACATTATTAAATACAACCTGTCTACTGTTTGTTTTTATAGGATTGTCAATCCCTTCAATTGTATGGAATACTTCATATTGAACAATAGAATCAGCATCAGACTCTGGCTCATCCCACTCAAAGAGTAATTCTTCTCCTGGTTTTTGAGCATCCGTTGCAAGAACAACGCGAGGATTTATTGGTCGAGGAAGTGTAGTTGGTTCATTCTCAATATAAATACTGTCAGGCAGTGTGCCAAGAGCATAATCTTCTTCGATTGCAGTAAATTTTTCATTAAAATATGCAACTGCAGCTACTGCAAAAATATTAGGACTTTCTTCTGCTATACCTAGTACTTTATACATTTTTTGAGAAGATGCAACATTCAATCCACCTACTGTTTCTTTTAGTGCCCAGATATTATGCTTAGAGGGAGTAGTATCAAATGTAGCAGAATTTGCAAGAGTTACAACATTTGTAGTACTTGCAGGGTTCGTAATCTCATGACTTTCTACATATGAATAGGGTTTCCAAATTGTAGGAATAAGTTCAGTTCCCGAAGAGTCCGTAAATGCATTAGAAGCTCTCTTTTCTGTATCTAAATTTACTAATACATATGCTGATCCATTATAAACAAATCCTTGATCAATTTTTTCTCCTCTTGCATATGTTACTGAATTTACTGTTATACTTCCTTCAGAAGCATTTAAAGCTGCTGGAGCTGTTACAAGAGTGCTAAGATGATAAGTCGATCCAGAGTTAAAAGAAACATTTCGATCAAAAGTAAGAGTCGTAGAAGTAGCAGAGCTTGTGCGACCACTATAAGCGATTCCAAATCTATCTGCGTCTTGTATGTTTATTACATCCCCAGGCTTAATAAAATGTGCGGCTAAAGAAGTTTTAAATGAAACAACCTCTGTTTGATTTTGAGCAGTCCAGAGCTTCCATCGTCCATAACGAATAGCTTGACTTTCAGAGGTTGCTCCAAAAGCTACTGCAGCTTCACTAATAATTCTACCCGTACGGGCAATACTTTCTCTGTCTTCTACAATAAGAGGAACAGGCTCGTAATTAATTGTTGGATCGTTCCAGGTAACTACAACTTGATTTGATCGAGTACGAGATCCTGTAGACTCATAAGAAAAAACTCCATCTATTACATTTCCTTTTGTAAAGTTATATATAGGGTCTTGTGGAGCGTCTTGAACAGGAGTAATTTTGCTATCTTGCCAGTAAAGTATACCGAGAAAAATTGTTGAAAAATCTTTTAAGACTTTATAAACATCTGTTGCTTTTGTAAGAAATACATTTGCACGAAAACGAGGCTCAACTCTACAAGCAACTCCAGTGCCTGTTATAGTTGTTCCTGTTGACTGAAAAATAGTATTTACATTATTATTTGCAGATCCAAGAGAAGTCCAAGTAGTATTTCCTGCTGTTTTAATTCTATAGAATTGTCCAACTACTAAAGGTTTAGTAGAATCATACTCGCTTCCATCATCTACTAATTCATCACAATATCTTGCTATTCGGTAAAGAGAATATTTATCAATATCAAAATCTTTTATCCATTTACCTGCTCCATAACGATTATTAGTTACAATATCATAAAATACCCAAGCAGGATTATCTGTATAAACAGGAGCACTATGAAAATCTCCATTCCAAAAACCTTCGTATTTTGCAATTCCTGTGCTAGAATATTCGCGAGGAGTATAAGTATTGGGTACTTTTACTAGTTTTCCTTGTAATAAATAACTTGTTTTGGGCATTCCATCAAATTGACGGGAAGAAAAACTTATAGAAGCCAAAGAGCTATAAGGATAACTTAAATTATCTTTAATTACTGCACGTAAACTTTCAATTCCTGCGTTTGCTACAAGCTGCCATTTTTTCTTATTTGTATCATCTTCATTTGTGCCAGAAGAACGAACAGGAAGTCCTATGTGTCGAGTTACTCTTACTATACGAACTTGAAAGTCTTCAAAAGGTCCAATAATATTTCTGTATCCATCTAAATTTACTTGGTGATCAAAAGATACAGGAGCACTCGTATTTCCAAAATGTTTTACATATTTTCCACGAGAAGGAAATAAAGCTTTATATTCACCATAAGCACCATCTTGTTGAAAACGAATTTGCATTACATAAAATGCGTAAGCAGTTTCTTTATCTCCACTATTTAAATTAATTATTTGAAAAGCAGGATACCTTATTGTCCAGCCAATTTCATCTACTTCAGCTATTTTGGCTGCAGTATTTAATCCGAAAGCTGAACTTGGCAATATAGTTGCAGAATTGGACATAACAGAGTAATCAGGACTTCCTGGAAAATCTTTGCTATCATCACTATTTGGAAGACCTTGTTTATCAAGTATTGCTATTCCTAAAGAAGTTGAAAGAGACTGACTAATTATCTTTAACTCTTGAGGACCACTAATATTTCCTGTATTTCCAGCTATTCCAATAGAACTTCCTACTCCTCCGACAGACGAAGTTGTAGGTTGTTCTAGATTTCCTCTACGAAAATCAATACTAAGTTTATTAATCTTTTTTACTTGACTCGCAGTAGCAGCGGTTACTTCCCCATCATCATCAAACTGTTGTTGTCCACCTATGTTAAACTCATAATTTCCTGAAGCCGGAGTAGTTGAAAGAGTAATTTGATTGTTTGAAGTATTTATAGCTGTTATTGGTATAAAGTAATAAACACTTATAGTATATGTACCACTAGGAAAACTATTAGAAAGTCCTGTTGGATGATTAGTAATAAATCTTACAGTGTTACTATCTGTAACTGTAAAATGTCCAGTTATAGGGCTTGTGTCAGGATGTAATAATACTACAAAAGCTTCGGCTGCTCCTGATAATTGAGAACCGCTCTCCCAAGAACTATCAAAAGGTGTACCAGATACAGCATCTAATACTAATCTAGTTCCTCTTCCTTGCTGAATACTATTTGTTAAAGTGGCTGTTGTTTGTTTATACAATAGCTCGAGAGTTCTTGGGCTATTTTCATCAAATTCTAAGCGACTCATGTCAACAACAGCAGATACACTTCCCACTGCACTTCCAGAAAAAGTTATATTTCCGTTTAAAGCAGATTCAGGACTAAAATCCGAAAATCTTGCATCTTCTACAGATACATCATCTAAATATAAACTACCTACTCCATCAACAAGTCCTTTAATAGGACCCTCACAAATTAAATCAGTTACATTTATATTTTGCGCAGTAGAGCCCATACCTCCAGTAGATGAGTTATTTTGTCCTCCGCCTTTTCCTCTTGTTGTCATGCGTCCCATTATATTTTTCCTTTATCTATGCAGTTGAGTTTGTTGCTCTTCTTGCGATAATACAGATCCACCACCACTACTGCCAGAAGTAGTTACAGTGACTCCATTTGTGGTATCTGCCGTAGAATCCGCATAGACTTTTCCATGGTCAGTAAAATTTAACCTTTCATTTCTTAATTGTAAACTTATCGGTCTACCAGGAACTCTTAATTTTCCATATAAAACAGGAACAGGATCTCCTTCTACTAGTGCTTGTCCCGTTCCTTGAAATAAATAACTTTCTTCTTGATCATTATCTACACTAGGATCTGGTGCCATCATCTGTTGCATACCTGTCATAGCTAAATGTACTGAAATACCTGCTGCTGCAAGTCCTGCAAGATTTAAAGTTGCACCTGCTTTTAGTAAAGCAATAGTTCC